GATTCTTCTGTAGCAACTGCTGAGCAGATCAACAAAACTGAAACATATCGTGACCCTGACAGCTTTGCTGACATTGTTCGTGGTATGCACTTATACGGTAGGAAGATTCTTCGCCCTGAAGCAATCGTCACTGCTCGTTATAACGCAGCATAGAGGAGATATAAACTATGGCTACTTTTGACATGACTTCCAGTGTTACTGCTGGTGTTGGAGCAAACGTTCTTGCTGTTCCAACTAATGTTGGTAACACTGTACGAACCGTTGAAGCAATCTTAGATATTGATGCTATGATTGCTGCTGGTGCTACCATTGCTAATGGTGACATTTTCCAACTACTTGAAATCCCTGCTGAATCAGTAATTGTTGCTGCTGGCGCAGAGATCATGAAGTCCTTCACTGCAAGTTGTACTTGTAATGTTGACTTCGGTGGTGGAGATGACATCATTGACGGTGCTGCACTTGACGCTGCTGCTGGTACATACCTTGTAAAAGGCAGTAATGGCGAAGCTAATATCGTAAACACTGGTGCTGCATCTACTTTTGCTGCTGAAGCACTTGCTGTTGTTGGTGCTGCAGATACCATTGATGTTGTTATCGCTGGTGCTGCTGCTGCTACTGGACGCTTGCGTGTCTATGCAGTAGTTGCAGATGTTTCAGCCGCAATGACTGAGGCTGCTTCAGCCCAGCGTGACTTGCTGTAACACTACACTAAACTTTGGGGCTGGCATAACGCTGGCCCCATTGCTGCATTTTAAGGGGTTACAATGGCGCTCACATTTCTTTCATTAACAAATGAAGTTATTACTCGTATGAATGAAGTGTTACTTACTTCTTCTAGCTTTACAGATGCTAGAGGTGTACAGATACAATGTCGAAATGCTGTAAATGAAGCTATACGACATATCAATCAAAAAGAATTTGCATACCCATTCAATCACGCTACTAACTCTTCAACATTAGTTCCCGGTGTAGTTCGCTACAGTTTGCCTTCTGATGCTAAGCATATAGACTACAATACAGCTAGAATAAAAAAAAGTACAACCCTTGGCTCTTCAGGAGTTAATTTATCAAAGCTTGATTACAATGAATACATTGGCAAAGAGTATGCAAACCAAGAAGATGAAGTTGTTTCTTCAACATTAAATGGTACGCACACTGACTCTGTAACCACAATAACGCTTTCTTCATCTACAGGCTTTGCCGCTGAAGGAACTATTTTTGTTGGTAGTGAACAGATTAAATATACTGCAGTATCTGGAAATACTCTTACGGGCTGTACTAGAGGTGCTAATAGTACTACTGCTGCTGCATACAGTAGCGGAGTAACGGTAACTCAGTTTGATAATGGGTCAATGCCTCAGTTTATTGTTAGAACACTAGATAATAACTATTTACTTTTTCCCTTTCCTGACAAAGAGTATGTTTTATTTTTTGATTACTTTACGTTTCCTTCTGATCTTGTCGCTCATGGAGACACTACTACTATACCAGATAGGTTTAAACCTGTTATTACAGACGGTGCTACTGCTTTTGTGTATCAGTATAGGGGTGAGATGAACCAGTATCAAATAAACTATGACAGATTTGAGCAGGGCATTAAGAATATGCAGAGCTTACTTATCAACAAATTTGAGTATGTAAGATCTACAGTTATACACCGAACAACAGGTTCTAGTGCTGGGTCTATGATGTAATGCCAGATAGTTCTCAAATACAACCATCCGCTTTTAATTGTGAGGGTGGCTTAGTTCTAAATCGCTCTAGCTTTTTGATGCAACCCGGCGAGGCTTTAGTTTTAGAAAACTTTGAGCCTGACGTTGAGGGTGGCTACAGGAGAATAAACGGCTACCGTAAGTTTGTTAACGCTATAGTTCCACAGACCTCTTCATCTTCTGAGAAAATAATAGGTGTTGCTAACTTTGCAAACAAAGTAGTAGCAGCTAGAGGTGAGAGAATATACAATGCGGGATCTAGTGAGGTATCTACTACTATAGCTGCTAATGAAACTATGTCAGGTTCTGGAGTAATTAAAGTAAACTCAGTAGCTGGATTTACTTCTAGTGGCACAGTACAAATTGAAGATGAAATCTTTACATACACAGGTATTAGCGCTACGGTATCTCCTAATCAACTCACTGGAGTAACTAGAGCAACTTCTAGTACAACTGCTGCAAAACATCTTGGTAATGTAGTAGTATCTACTACGTGGACACAGATTGATACTGGCAGGACTAATGCAGCTAAGTATAGGTTTGAACGTTTTAATTATAATGGCACTGATAAAATTATTTTTGTTGATGAAGTAAATGCACCTGTAGTTTTTGATAGCTCTTTTAATGCAGTAGATGTTAGTAACTCTGCAGTTGCAGGTTCTAAGTTCATAGCATCCTTTAAAGACCACATGTTTTATGCAGGTAAATCTACCACACCAGAAGAGCTTACATTTAGTGTACCTTCTGATGAAGATGATTTTACTTCTGGTGATGGTGCAGGTAGTATTAGAGTAGACGATACTATTACAGGACTTAAAGTATTTCGTGACGGGTTGTTTATTTTCTGTGAGAATAGAATATTTAAACTTACAGGAGTTGGGTCATCTACCTTTGCAATCACCCCTGTTACTAGAAATATAGGATGTCTTAACGGAGATACTATTCAAGAATTTGCAGGTGACTTAGTGTTTCTTGGGCCTGATGGTTTAAGGACGGTAGCTGCTACTGCAAAGATTGGTGACACAGAGCTTGGTACAATTAGTAAGAACGTACAGTCTATCTTTGATGCTAACATTAGAGACTCCGCATTATTTGAAAGCGTAGTCATAGCTGACAAAACGCAGTACAGAATATTCTTTACTAAAGACGGTCAGGCAGAAGGTATTACAAGGGGTGTTGCTTGTGTCTTGAAAGCTAATGGCTATGAGTTTGCTGAGATAAGAGGGATAAAACCTACTGCTACAGATACTTTTGTAAGTGCGGGTGACGTAATTGTATTACATGGAGACTTTAGCGGTTTTGTTCAAAGACAAGAGAAAGGTAATACCTTTGATGGTACTCCTGTACTTGGGAAGTACAGAAGCTCTGACTTATCTTTTGGTGATACTGGTATCCGTAAGCATATGCAAAGAGTTATTATTAACTACAAACCTGAGTCAGCTATTGCCGCTGAGTTATTAGTACGATATGATAATGAAAATTCCGACTCCACTAGACCTAATCCTTATGTATTAGATTCCTCTGAAGTTGCTGCACAGCTTGGTAGTGCCTTGTTTAGTACTGCAGGTGGTGCTGTTAGATTTGTTTTTGGTGGACCTTCACAGCCCCTTATAAGACAGTCAGTAGAAGGTTCAGGTTTTTCTGTTGTGCTGAGAATAAATGATGGCGGCGAATCTGCCCCGTACTCACTTAAAGGTTTTCAGTTAGAATATCAATTAGGAGCAAGACGTTAAATGGGCGCTACATACACAAGACAATCAAACTTTACTGATGGCGATGTCATTACAGCAGACTTATTTAACAATGAGTTCGACCAGCTTTTAGCTGCATTTGCCGCCAGCACTGGACACACACACGATGGCACTGCTGGTGAAGGTGGTCCTATTACTTTAGCTGCAACAGATACTCTTACTATTGGTACAAATCAAGGTGACGTATCTATTGTCTTTAATGGCGGTAGTAATGACGGTACGCTAAAGTGGATGGAAGATGAAGACTACTTTGAGTTTTCTGATGATGTACTTATTGCTACCAATGAAAAGATACAGTTTCGTGACACTGCTATATTTATTAACTCTAGTGCCGATGGGCAGCTAGACATTGTAGCTGACACAGAGATACAAATTGCAGCTACTACCATTGACATGAATGGTATACTAGATGTATCTGGTAATTTACTTGTAGGTGGTAACCTTACAGTTGCAGGTGATGCTACAGTAACAGGTACTACTACCTTTAATGGTGGTACAATTACTCTTGGTGATGCGGTTACAGATAACGTTGTCTTTGGTGCAGA